GATTAACTACTAGGAGTTATTTATATACTTTCTATATAAACCTTCCTCTTTTTCATAAGCTTCATTTTCATCAAGCTCACGATTTTCGTGTAGTTGGAGAACGTGTACCATTTCATGGCAGACAGTTAAGATAGTTTCTTTGAAACCAAGACGTGTATCTATTTCAATATCGTACTCATCATCTTCAGCAGAATCAGTAGTCCAACCTTTAACATTATCTTCTGATATATCTTCAACCTCAACAGATACTAAAACTTCTTGGGGTATCTCCAATTCCTTTTTACAAAAATCAACAATATCTTCTAACAGTGCCATAATTTTCTCCACTATTTCTTTTTACCACTTGGCCATCCACGATCAAGAAAATGAGGCTTATTTAATTCTTTCTCAATATCCTCAATTATTTCTTTTGCTTCTTGAGCAGACTTAGATATATCATAGCGTTGGTACCATTGTCCCATCATTCCGATGTGATGTAGTTTAGCTTTTAAAGCTTCTAACTCCATTTCTACCTTCGCCATTATGTATCGTGTGATATAGGTTTATTTATATCATTTTAATCTTCGACTTATGGCTTTAAGCGCAGTAATGTTCTGCTAAACATTCACCATTTGCAAGTGAATCGCCGTAACCTGTAAGGTATTCTTTATGCCATTCTTCAACGGTTTTATCACCTTTACAAGCCTTAGGTAATTTTTGTGGGTTTTCGCTTTCGCGATTTGCAACCCAACCAGCAACATAGAACTTAGATTTGCTACGTAAGTGTGCAGTCTCTTGTTCTTTAGTTGTTATTAAATTTGCCATTTATTCTCCTGTAATAATATTATAAATTTCTTTCCATGTCTTGACTTTTCTCTCGTCATGACAATCATCATTCCAATTGTGTGCCATTAGAATTCCTTCAAGACCAGCATCATTTCCCATCTTAATATTTGATACTTTGTCTTCAATCCAAAAACACTCAGTACCTTCCCATTTCATAAGAACTTTGTCCTTATTTTGTCCAGTTTTGAGTATAGTAAACCCATCAAACACATCTCCAAAGACATTTTTTAGATTCTCTTTCCTATATGCTTGACCAAGTTGGTCATCAGTTTGTGAAGTAATTACATGAAATAAATATCCATGCTCTTCATGTAATTTGCGAACATATTTAACAGCATCACGAAGAGGTGAAAGCGTCTTCATGTATTCAGACTTATTAAATGTTTGAATTAATTTAGCACCATCTTTCCATGGAATGTCTAAAGCTTTGGCAACACTGTATATACTTTGCTTTTGCTCTAAACCATGAGTTTCTAAAACCCATTTATAGAAATGGTACTCCCAATCTAATAGAACTCCATCACAGTCAGTTAATATAACTTTGTCTCTAAGAGCTCTTAATACTCTTGACTGCAAAAAATTAAAAGTATTTCCTTCATTTGGCATATTCACTTCTCCTTGCTTTTTCAGCATCATACCTATCCATAACATCCCAAGCTTCCTTAGGCAATTCACTAAATGGTACTCCCATAGATTTTTGCATATCTGGTCTTAATAATTCGTCTTGGTCAAGAAATGGGTGAAAGCCAGTAGCATCTAACCATAGTCTACATGAACGTAATCTTATACCTTTTAAGCCTCGTGCCTCAATTGTCATTTTAGCCCATCTCATTATACTTCCTCATATTTTAATAATAAATTTGTGTTATCAATTTTATTTTTATCTGTTTCATTGTAAGAACCAGACCAACGAAATTCAACATTAGCACCATGATTTAAATCAGCATTATCAAAGAAAATTTGTGTTGGAATTATAAATGTTCTATTATTTACACCATCAATAATAACTAGATTATCACTCATGCCTTCTTTAGATTTAAGACCACCTACGCGTAATACATTATTTGGTTGAACTGAACTTGTATATTTTACCTCATCTTTAATATAACCTCTTACTACATCAAAGCCATGACCATTTATAACAACTCCATCTACATAATTAGCATATAGTTGTTCAACTGAAAGAGATACAAGCTTAGGGGTGGTCAAAAAAGCATTAATAACTGACTTATAATTATTTTCAATATGAGTTAAAATAGCCTTTTCACTAAAATCAAATTTCATTATAATATCTCCATTAAAGCCCAAGTCCAAATAACTGCATTAGCTATTGTTAACATTATTACTAAATAATTATTAATAGTCATGCTGCTGACCTCCATACTTTAGAACGTTTATAAATTGCAAATGTATCTGCCATACCTTTATGACAAAATGATTGTGGTCGTATATACCAAACACCAAAACGCCATCCACCTGATACACCTCTAAACACATACCTTACTTTCCTTCGTGAAGGTGCATTGAATTCTTTTTGAACCCAAGGTAGTAATTTTATTGGTATTCCCTTTGCCAAACTTGTTTCATTGTCTGGGCTTTCATATTTAATCATTAATTCATCTAGTGTCATATTAATCTCCTTAAAAGTCACAAGCATGTGACATAACCCATGATTCTTTCATGCGTTCATTATAAAATTCACGGACCATATCTGCAGTCCATGTGTAGGTAATCTTTTCAATAGGTTCCCACTTTTGTTTCTCATTAGACCACTCTTGTGTCTTATAAGTAAACCAAGGGCCAGTGCCTTTTAGCTTATCTTGAAGACCATCTGTACCTTTTTGGTAAATACATAAATATCTACCTTTTTGGACAAAATCAACTAAGTCATCCCATCTTGCTTCTAATCCATTTCCTACCATTTAAAATCTCCCAGTTAAAATATGTAAAAATAAATTTCCTAACATTACTAAAAAAAATACAATTTCACTTTCCATTATTGAACCCTCATCATAGTAATTGGAACGGTCCATTTTTGACCATCATTCCTAGTACAAACACATTTAGTGCGATTAATTTTATCAATCACCCCGTGTCCCATTGCACCCCAAGAAACTTTCATGCCAACCCTTAAATCCATTTTGGTTGCATGAGCTAATGTCTTGCGATGTTGTTTAAAGATAGGGATAATTTTATTCAAACCATCATTATCTAATGTTGCGATTAATTTTGCGATTTTATCAATGTTATTCATAATTTATTTTTTCCTTTTTTATTATCTAATAGTACTATTATACCATACGTGAGCTGTTTCGTGTAAGAACTTATGGGTCCAGAGTGAACGAGTCAGTAGGCCAGGTGATTTTATTACCAAAGCTCCAATTGTTGAAGTGACCAATCTGTATATCTTAAAACTTGGTCTATATCGAGCGTAAGTCCAACATGATAATCATCTAAGACACAAGATGTAACAACACCTTCGTCCTGCAATCTATGAACTTCACTCAATCGAACACCACTTTGTTGCAGTATTGAACGTTCAGTTTCTCGTCTAGTTTCCCAGCCAGAATAACCTATATGTAAAGTGTCATCAGTAGAGTCATGCCATTGGCCATCTGAACGTTGGACCAACCTGTATATTAATTCTGTAACTGTCATAATTTTTCCTTTTTTCATTTTAATAGTACTATTATACCATAGTTTACAGCCCGCGTGTAACTATTTTCGCATAAAGTACTATTTTTCTATAAAAGGGGGTTTATGTAGAATATTTTTCTATTACTTCTACTAACTGTTTGTCCCAATTATCGCGATGTTCAATGAATACTTGGGGCTCTGCGTTGTCTACAGATATGACTGTTACTAATTGTGTTATTGGTTGACCAGTTCTTTCTTCCCATGCGATAGCGTAAAAACACTCTTGCATAAAATAACTCTCAATCCATTCTTTCTTTTTTGTCTTCCTACTTGTTTTATAATCAATGACTGATAATTTACCATCGAATTCTGCTATACAATCCACTCTCCCAGCTACTCCTAAATGGTCAGAATATAGTGGTAATTCTTGTCCATATACTGTTCCTATACGATCATCTAATATATGTTTAATTCTATTAAAGTCATATAAGATATTAGGCATTGCGCCCTTTGCATAATCAGGGTCATTATTTACATACTTCTCACACATTGTATGAACTGCTGTCCCACGACCAGCAGCTTGTCTAGATATTTTATTAGCTTCTTCATGACCAATTCTATCTCGCCAAGCCATAATAGCAGCTTTACTTAATTGGCCAAGGATTGTTGTTATTGATGGGTAGTCACCTTTAGGTGTAGAGTATTTCCTTCCACTTGTTTTAGTAACTGATTTGAGGTCGTTATAACCTAAGTCAATTGGGTTATGTTTAAATATCATTTAATTGTATCGCTCATTGTTGAATGTATACCAGCATTTTTATGAATTTCTTTAAGTCTATCATTAAAACCATCTGAATGTTTATGTCTAATATCACCAACGCCACCTATTGTTGTAGGTACTCCAATTACTTGTTCACAATCATGCTTTACATAATAATCATCAAGAACTTTATAAGACATTTCATCGTCCCAAACCTCGCCTGTTTTATTACTTTTGAATGTGTATGTCGGCATCTCTATTCCTTATGACTATACTTTTCCACCATTTATATAACCACATAGTTTTTAATGGATATATTTCTGGGTCAGGTAATTCATTTTTAAAATAACTCATGAACTCCAATAATTCTTCATCATTCAATGTTTTCTATTACCATCAAACACACAAACAAAATAAGCGCCTTCATCACCTGCTTCTACTTTATGAAATATACCATCTTCAATAAGAACCATTTGACCTTCACGTATTTGAAATCTTTTTTCACCTAAAGTCATATGGCCACCGCCTTTAAGGAACATATAAACTTCTTCTTGGCCTTCGTGAAAATGACCTGATGTTGCTTTACCTGGCTTTAGTTCAGTAGAACTAATAACAAGATTATTTAGCATTGTATTATCACGAACTAAATATCTGTCATCTTCTTTGACTACATAACCATTAATATGTCTCATACTCATTACTTCTTGACTAAGCATTTTGACACCTCTTTGAATTTGGATGTCTTTTACATCTAAATGTTCCATGGCTCATAATTTTTTTAGATAATACATTTTTATTAGCATCTCTTTTCCGTATAACATACGGTATCATTGTTTTACTCATCGAAATATCCTATTACCCCAAACTTCAATTGCAAGTTTTCTTGATAAACCTCGCATTTTTAATTGTTTGTTTTTTGCATTGTTTAAAATTCTAGCTTCTCTTGGGTCAAGAGATTCTAATATATCTCTAAATTGATTTGAATTAACATCCTTAGATGCAAATTTATTAGTTAACGCAACATATTGTTTAGTTGCTGCATGTAATGTTGTTTTAGGTTCTTCTGCTTCTTCATATTCTATTTCATCATTTACATTCAAGTTAATATTAGAGTCAAAATTTAAACGCATAAGCGTTCTTAATCCTATACTATCATTGTCCAATAAAGCTTTAGCTTTATCTGCGTGTGAATTAGCTCTACCAAGTGTTGTAAAAACTTCATGTATTTCCATTAAAATTCTCCGGCATTTTCAATTAACATTTTCATTCTATTCTCTATTAAATAAGTTAAAATATTTTGTCTATTAGGGTATTTATAGTTTTCATATTGGTCAATAGATTCTTTTTTAATTGCTTCAGGTGTTCTATCTAAATCAATCATTTCTCTATTACGAATATAATTTCTAAATACTTCTTGTGGCATAACTTCTTTGAGCTTATCTTTATTCTCCCACCATTCTGCCATCTTCTTTTTAGTCATTGGACTTTGTCTAATATGGTCTACTAAAGCGTTGTCTTGACTTAACACATTTGGGACACCATCACCAGTATCACCTTTACATAAATGTTCAAATAAATACTTAATTGGATTAGGGTCTTTTACCATCTTATTAAATAATGGTGACCATTGAATAACATGGCCATGCTTTTGTAATTGAATAAAATCTTTATCAGCAGATATAATAACTACATCCTCACCAATAAGAGGAATGGATTTATGTACTGTTAAAGCACCAATGATATCATCTGCTTCAGCGTTGTCTATTTTAATAACTGCGTATGGAAAGTTCTCCCTTAAGTCATTTAATGTTGAATCAATTAAATCAAATATTGCAGCCCAATCATGTTTATCTTTTTCTCTACCAGTTTTACGATTAGCTTTATATTCTGGATATACATCTTTACGCCAACTTCTACTATCACAACATATGACTATTTTGCCATATTTACCTTCACTATATTTTTTTCTATATAGTCTAAGGTTATTAATAATAATATGTTTAACTAAATTTTCAGATAGTCCTTCACCTCTATTTAAAGAGCCCATAATACTACCTACTGCTAAACCATTAAAATCTACTAAAACCATTCATCTTACTCCATTCATAATATACTACTATTATATCATAGTTTTGTCTGATTGTACATACCCTTCTGGTAAATTATTTATAGATCCACCGCCAATTTTTATAGCAATGATTCCATTATAATTATCTTCTTTTAAAAGTACATCTTCATCAAATTGGATTTTTGCCTCCATATAATTCGTCTGACCTCGGGAACTACAGAGACATATGATTTCGCGCTTAAAGTTGTGTTTTCCATGTTTTTCAATGTCTTCTAATAATCTTTTAGATGAGCCCCAATAATCTTGCCAATCAGTTTCTTTTGTGACTTTACGTTTTCTTTTAAATCCTTTTAAAGGGTTTAACTTCCTGATGGTATTAAAGTATTTACGGCCAATGTAATCATATCCATTGCTAAGGTTGGTAATACGATACACAAAACCATAAAAATCACCAATATCATCAGAAGTGAATTGTCTCCCATTATACGTCCAATCGGTCTTCGTCGTAATCGTATTCCGATGCATCATATCCCCCTCTACTTGCCCATTCTAAATTTGACCCACAAAAGGGACAATTTGTGACTGGCATATCCAATTCAATTGCTTCGGTTGCGAAGCCCATCTCGTCTTTAACCATTACTTCAAATGGTTGACTATTACAATTATTACATATCATAAACTTAACTCTCCTACGGTCCAAAATGACATCATATTATCATATGTTCCTATGTACTTTCCATCAATATATATTTGTGGAAATGTTCTAGTCCCTGGTGGAACTTCTTCAAAGAATTGTTCAGGTGTCCAGTCCGGACCCTCTACATTTCTCTCTTCGTAACTTACTCCTTTCTGATCTAATATAGCTTTTGCTTTGCTACAATAGATACAGTTGTTCTTACTCCATACTACTGCTCTCATAAACTTAATCCTTCAAATGAATTTTTATCTACATCTTGTTTAACGCCACCTAAGACGTAAGATGTTATTTCTGTTTCTTGCGGAGCAACTTGAACTGCTCCTCCACTTATCCATTTTTCTGTCCATGGAAGTGGGTTATGCATATGTACTGTGAATGGAACATCATAACCAAGACTCTTAATTCTTTTTGCTCCTATCCATCTTACATACTCCTTAAGGAGCTCACCATTTAAACCAATCATTGAACCACTATCAAATAAGTAATCACACCAATCTTCTTCTTGTACTAATGCATCTTCAAATAATTTTGTTACTTCGTCTTGTGTTTCTTCTTTAATTTTTACAAAATCTTTATCATCTTTAATTAATTGCCTAATTATATTAAGGCTTGCTGCAAGGTGTAAATTCTCATCTCTAGCAATTAACTTAATAATTTTTGCATTACCTTCCATTTGTTTTAATTCTGCGAATGCCCATGAGCATGCGAAGCTCGCATAGAATCTTATTCCTTCTAAGATATAAATAGAAATTAAGCATAAGTATAATAATTTTTTATGTTTATAATTTCCGTATGGTCCTTTCCAATTAATTAGATTATCATAATGAATAGATATATCCTTTGCGCAATCTAATATTTCTGGAATTAATTTAATCTCATCAAATACTTTAGATGGATTAGGATAAACATTTCTGATTACATGGGTATAAGACCTTGAATGAATAGTCTCAAAGAAAGCCCATGTTTCTATACATAATTCTAATTCTGGATTACTTGCTATAGGTAATAATGCTAAGTCTGGACTACGACCTTGTACACTATCTAAAAGGATTTGTCTTTTAAGGTTTGCAGTAAAGATATGTTCTTCATTTGATGTTAACTTATTAAAGTCAATCTTATCTTTTGTAACATCAATCTCATCTGGTGTCCAATAAAATGATAACATTTTCTCATATAATTTTTGTATAGCTGGATATTTAACCATATCATATCGTGCGATATCAACACCTTCGTCAAAGAATAACTCTTTTTCCATGTGGTGTTTTGTGTTGATTTCAAATACAGATTTTTTCATACAGTGAATGATTCTCCACATCCACATCTTTGTTTTTCTTTAGGATTATAAAATTCAAAACCTTCATTAAGACCTTCGTACTTATAATCTATCTCACATCCATCTACGTATGCAAATGACTTAGGGTCTATAAACACACGAAAACCTTCGAATGTTTGTTCGATATCTTCTATGTTTTTATAAAGGGCATACTCTAAATGGTATGCTAGGCCAGAACAACCTGTGGTTTTCACTAATACACGTAAGCTTTTAGGTGTCATTGAGTTTTCATCTGTTATTAAATAACCTTTTAATTTCTCAGTGGCGTGGTCTGTTATGCTTATCATGGTTTATGTATATAAAAAAAGACCGGAGTATTGGGTGACAAGGAACTCCGGAGAAAACCTCGACTAACCTATGCGGCTAGTAAATAATCGTTTTGATTGCCGATTAAATTTTCATTTTATAGCCTTTGTTGGCTGACGAGTCTCAAGCGGATCTGCTACCTAATCGATGCCTTGTCTCCCCCATCATAAATATACGGTTTGCCACAATGTGGACAAAATAATTTCTTTGGTTGCCAATTATCTGAAACAGCTATTGACCACCAACCTAAACAAATCTTACAACTAAAATGCCAAATTATTTCTTTCATATACTTATGGTGGAGGAGGTGGGAATTGAACCCACGTGTTAAGTGCTCCTACCTTCACCTTTACGTCGTTTAACTCACTTCATTTTTGAATGAATGTTATTTATGCATCGTCATTAGATAGTAATTTCCACAGAATTCCTGCAGCAATTAATCCAACTAAGCCAGCGTCTCCTAGCTGATGAACAATACCGATGATTGTACCTATGACGTCGCCGCCAAGGAAAGGTACGCTTCCACCAAAAACGATTTGTAAAACAATCGCTAAAGAAATAAGCATCACACCGATACTTGTTGCAGCGGCTACGCCGCCAGTGATTTTATCTAACATATATTCTCCTATGTCGTTTTTAAAAATAGTTTAACCTTGTCTCGAAGGTGTATCATTTCTATACCCCGTGTTGTAGTATAAAAAATTCTCTTGTTGTATATATATAAAATTTCTACGTGGACTTGTAGACTATAATGAAATGATTCTGGTTATCCTGTTTCCCAGAATATAGTATATATATAATAATTCAATTTTCCAATATAGTTATATTATACCATAGTTTGCAGCTAAAGTAAACAGTTAAAGAGTACAAGATTCACAGTATTCTTCATATTCTTTTTCTGTATTAAAATCCCCTCTTTCTATAGTAGATTCATCTTCATTAGCTAAGTCATTTGTATTAAAGTAATATAATTGTTTACCACCATACTTATAAAATGTAATTAAATCCTTCATCATCTCAGACATTGGGACTTTATTGTCCTCATATTGAGATGGATTATATGATGTATTTACAGATATTCCTTGGTCTACGTATTTCTGCAAAACTGCCATGATTTTTAGATAACCTTCTGGTCCATCTTGATCCCATAATAAATCATATTTGTTTTTAAGGTTATATATTTGTGGTACAACTTGTGCCATTACACCATCCTTTGATTGTTTATATGACACTAAAGCCCTTGGTGGTTCTATACCATTTGTTGCATTACCAATTTGAGCTGATGTTTCGGCTGGCATGATGGCCATTAGAGTGGAGTTTCTGATACCATTTTTCTTAAGCTGCACTCTCAACTGCTTCCAAGGCATTCTTTCTTTATGCTTAATTAGTTCATTAACCTCACTTTTATAAGTGTCTATCGGCAGTATCCCGTGACCATATTTGGTCTCCATGTTTTTATAACAACAATCCTTTTCTTGAGCTAAATCTGCTGAGGCTTTAATAAGATAATAAGACCATGCTTCTGCGTACTCGTCAACAGTTTCAAGGGCTTCATCATTATATTTAAGTCCTCTTTTAGCAAGGAAATATGCAAGGTTTATTATACCAACACCTAATGGTCGTCTAGCTATTGTTGACCTTTCAGCTGCAATAATAGGATAATTCTGATAGTCAAGAAGAGCATCAAGAGAACGTACAGCTAACTCACAATAATGTTGAAATTGAGATGGGTCATTTATAAGACCCCAGTTAATTGCAGATAATGTACATAAAGATATCTCACCTTTTTCTGTATCATCATAAGATTCTAATCCATGACTTGGTAGATCTATTTCGCAACATAAATTACTTTGATGTATAGGTGCTTGCTTTTCTATAAATGCACCATGTGTATTTGCATGGTCTACATTTTGTAGATATATTCGGCCCGTTTCTTTGCGTTCTGTTAAGAATTGTGAGAATACTTCTAAGGCTGGTAAAGACTTTTTACGTACCCTTGACCTTTCATACTTCTCATATAATTCTTTAAATAAATCTTGATCTTCAAAGAATGCATCATATAATCCAGGTACATCGTCAGGCGAAAAGAATGTTATCTTACCATTGTTTAATAATCTCTCATACATAAGCTTATTAAATTGAAAGGCATAGTCCATATTACGTACTCTAGTCTCTTCTGTACCTCTATTGTTTTTTAATACAACTAAATCTTCAAATTCATAATGCCAAACAGGCATATATACAGTTGCAGCTCCTCCCCTAACACCACCCTGACTACAAGATTTTACTGCAGATTGGAAATATTTAAGGAATGGTATAAGGCCAGTATGTACTACTGAACCATCTCCAATATGAGCTCCAACTCCACGTATTTTACCAGCATTAATACCTAATCCAGCTTTCTTACTAATATATGAAACAATAGATGTTGCAGTAGCATTAATAGAATTTAATGAATCATTAGATTCCAATACTACACAAGACGAAAATTGTCTTGTTGGTGTTCGTACTCCAGCCATAATAGGTGTTGGCAATGAGATATAAAATTGTGATATAGCATTATAGAATTCTTTTATAAATCTCATACGCCTTCCATTATACCTACCAAATAATGTCATAGCAATCATTATATAAAGAACTTGTGGTGTTTCATATAGAATACCATTTGCTCTATTTTGTACTAAATATTTTGACCTCATTTGTTCCATACCAGCGTATGTAAAATCATCATCTCTTGAATGATTAACTATATAATTGTTTATATAATCTATTTCAGCCTCTGAATATTGATTTAATATTTCTGAGTCATACACACCAGCAGAAATATTATGATTTATAATATCAATAAGAGGCCAAGGGTCTTTGTCACCATATACTAATTTTTTAAGTTTATAATTAATTAGTCTTGCAGCTACAAATTGATAATTAGGTGTATTTTCAGTTATGAGTTCAGATGATGATTTGATAAGAAGATCGTGGATTTTAACTGAATCCATCTTCTCATATATTTGAACATTGGCGCGCATCTCTATTTCAGATACTGAAACGCCTGTTAAATCCTGGCACGCCCATTCGAGTACCCGGTGAATCTTATTAATATTAAATGGTTCAGTTTCACCAGACCTTTTGGTCACAAAAATAGACGTCATTTCACTCCAATTATTTTAAAATATATACTATTATACCATACTTTCTAACGAAAGTACATAGGATTATAGAATATTTTCAGCCGATATAAAAATGTTTTCCCTAGTTTTATATATAGGAACACCTGCAAAATGTGTTACAGGCTTTTTAGAATCTAAATGAATAATATTTCCCTTTATATAATCTGAAATATCATTATTTAGAATGTGTTGACCTTCATGAATATCTTTAATTTCTTCAGTTAAGTCAATTGAAGTATCGTGACCTAAGTCTTCTAATACTTTTAAAATATCTTCTTCAGCCATGCCATGCTCTTCTTTAAGTAGATATAAAGCAGCTGCATAAGAAGCTATTCGTGTTCTTCCAAATGGAACTTTGGACATTAATCTTTTAATATTAAATACTAATTTATGAAAAGATGTATAAGTTTTCTTTTGAGCTGAGGTTTGGTCTTTACCTTTAACTAATAATTTTCCATCAGCGTCAATTACGCCTTCTTTAAAAGCATCAGTTTTTTTCCAAGGGGTTACAAGTAATTTAATAAATCTAAATGTTATGATTAAATCTACAGCACCTTCGTTTAAATATTGACTCATTTATAATTTCCTTAATACATCTATAATCGTTGAATCTAATGGAACTTCAACATAATCACTTTCAGGTAAATAATTTAAATACACTAAAAATGTTTTTATAATACTTTTTAAAGTTATATGCGTTTTGGACATTAGGATTTCTGCACATACCTCTGGCCCTAACACATTACCTAATATAATA